CCCACCGATTATTGAATCCGATTTGCACGGAGGCCGACACTGGCACGAAAGATTTCGGTCGGCCAAGAGGAAAGGTGAGGGAGTAGAATAAAAGAAACGCAAGCAATGTTTTTGGGCGGCTTGGGAAGGATGCGAACAACCGCAAGTCCACCGCTTGGAGAATTTAAAGCGAGAAAACAAAACCTAAAGCACCATGCTAGCTAGCAAGGGGCCGATGACATCAACCACAGGCCCCATACTCCTAACAATCTGAGATCCAATGCCCCACAACCGCTCAACCTCCGCCATAAAGCCATGCTCCTCGACACCAGCATCATCAACGACACGAATAGCAGGTATGTCTGCAGCGACATTGCCATAAGCTGCCATCAACAAAGGCTGGTAAGGTGGGGAAGGTTGTGCGAGCTGAGCACCGCCCTGATTAGCTAGCGTGCCAGTGTTGGCCAAAGCAGAAGTATCCGCTTGGGGTTGACACTCATAGTTAAGGACGATCTCAACCTCGCCTATGGTGGTGTTGGCGGGTAGGGCAGTCCCGGCTGAGTTGAGTACACCTTCAATGTAGAGCAAGACACAGTAATGGCCATAATTATCAGGAACGTTGGCATCACCGTAACGCGTTGCCGCGTTACCAGAGTCGTTGTCATCTATCCCCCACGTGGTAGTGGTGGGCTTAAAGATGCGTGACTCGGCGCCAACATTCTTGAAAATGGCTACAAACTCATCATTCTCAAAAGCACTAAGGGGGTACTGAAAATAGCCGGGCAAAGTGGCCATAGCAGGCAAATTCGCAGGCAAGGCAGGCTGCCAACCGTTAGTCATCTCAAAAGCGACCTGATTGGTAGCACCGCCAAGAGCACCGCCAGTGGTGGTCATGCGCGACATGTTCACAAGAACCGGAGCTATGTGAACAGTCCCACTGACAGTGGAGAAGTTCAGAGTTGACGTGAACTTAACCCCACCACTAACGAGGCGAGAAGCAGAATATAACAAGCGAAGGGATCCTAGATTTGACGCGGTGATATCTTGATTAAGGATACCGAGGCCGGGCCCAAATGCGTTCAAACTGCCCGGGGCATTCGTAAAAGAAATGCCATTGGGCCAGTAGAACACATTCTGGGCACCGGTAAAAGGACCAGCTGCCTTGGTACCGGAGACACCCTGAATGATTAAATTGGACGCATCTGGTGTAAACAGTTGCAACGACTGACCCGTCGCCGGGGTCACAGCCACCTGATTCAGGTCCGTCAACTGCCCAATGGTGCCATTCGTAGACACCGGTAGGGGTTGGCGGACAGTGAAAGTGCCTGTAAGTCCGTGATAATCATCAGGGTACTTAACTCCGGGCGCACCCTCATCAAAAGGATCGGCGTGAGCCGCCACAATGGGGGGGATAGACAGAGGAACACCTGGGCGTCCACGGGGACGACGGCCCGGGCCCCTGAACCTCCCACGAGAAATGGGCTGTTCTAGGCCAGTGGCTGTGTTAGACTCATCACGGGACGGCCGGAACATGGAACTAGCGACAGGTGCTAGACGCTGGGACTGGAACTTGACCAGCTGCCCAGCTCTAGACTTGGACCTAGATCGGCTACGACCACGTTTCGGTTTCGGGGTTTGAGTACGTTTCTTGTTACGCGACATGATGTTGTATGGGGTACCCGACATCAACGGAGACTGTTCATTGTGTTGCACCACTAGGGCCGGCGCCGTGCAGTCGTTCGGCATTCTTGATAGCACGTAAATATTTACCCAAACATGGAACGTTTTGGGCCATTTAAGCAACACAACCCCATCACAGGGGCATTAGCTTCTGAAAGAGCACCTCGCCACGACGAAAAGGCAACTCAAGCGTAACACCCCTGTAAAAATCCTCCAAAACCAACTGTTCTGCGGGGGTAACGCCAAACGCCCAGTAGAAACTGGCACGCGTGCGAGGCAAGACCTCACTATAAACACGTGACATTCCCTTGGACAGTTGTCGAACACCCCAAGACTGTGAGTCGGTAGCTGACTTGTGGTAGTTGCCATGTTTCAAATAAGTCAAATAGAAATCTTGGAACACAGGCACGCCACCACAAAGGGCCATGCCACCAGTGCCGACTGCATGCAGCCAGCCCTCGTACAAAGCCTGAGTCTGCCACCCATGAACGCACATGGTGTCCTTAGCGATAGCCCACTTGGGATGCCTGACCATAATATAGTCAGAGGCGCCAGGTCCTACCCAAACAGGGTGAGTTTGGCAAAACTCTATCTGTTCGAATAGTACACACGGCTCCTCAAGAACCATATTAAATCCCATTGCACGAAACCAACCGTCAAGCCCAGCGCTAAACCGGGTCAAATCACGGCGTTCCATGAACAGGACGCAGTCATCACCATTGTTGGCCAACTCGACCTGGACGCCAATGGAACGGGCATAAGCATGGAACATCAAACACATCAACAGACAATTGCCGAGAGATGTATTCATGTCCCCACTCATACGACCGCCCTTGGTCTTATATTTCACCCTTCCATTGGCAGTGTAGCCGACACAAGTATTCCTCAACTGCATCCCAAGAAGCCACCTCAACCGCCGCTGGTGCAGCCGCCGGGGATAACACTTGAGATACACCGAGTGTTCGAGCCGCAACGCCTCCTCAGAGACGTGCTGATCAAACCTACTGGCGTCTGCGCCCACTGCCACCGGATTGCGAAATTTGGACCATTTGCTATGCATCACCCGACCAGTCCTGGCAGAGTTCATCCCCTTCATAACAGTTGGAGAGCCCCAAAGGCGGGCTATAGAACCGAAAACTCTCTCCTCGAGGGGCCGAAGAAACCGACCTACCTCTATATTGTACCTAGTGCTACGAGGGCTGATAACCCTAGGCACTGGGTCCGTCTTCCGAGTGAAGTCCGTCTTCTCGTACTTGACGAAAACCTTGATCCAAGCATCCTTTTCAGTAAATCCCCTCCTCAAGAGATCCTGAAAGGCATCCTCATACAACTTCCGTTTAGGGCCCCGGAAAGTCTCGACAAAAGCGAGACGACTCAACGGGGCGATCCGCGGCAAGAAGTGTGAGAGCTGCTCGACAGACAACGCAAGTGTCTGTTCGAAATGCCCATCATTAGGCCGCGGGGGTGGTCGGAACTCGCCGCCCTCTTTGACAAAAAAGACGCGTTCCTTAACCGCCCGCACCAGTGTGTGTATATCGTTATTGAAACCAGTGATGATCATAGGGGGAGAGATCCCTGATACACGTATCATTCGCCTGGTTTTCGGCACTCCCCATTGATAACGTACGCGCAAATCGGGGTGGTCTGGAGCAACGCTCACCGCGCAACCCACCCCACGTACCTCAACGGGGCCCCCCTAACAGGCCTGACCCCTCGCGCGACCGCGAGGTCCGAAAGGAAAATACCAGGCGCGCCAGCTAGGAATAGAGACAGCACGGGCATCAAACGTCACCGTTTGGTCCAGCTGATTCATATTCCGCAAGGCTGGTGAAGGGAGGAAACTGAGGTACAGCGCTATGTCAATAATGGCATTAGCGTCTTGGTGCCTCAGGGTCCGGTGCTCACGAAGAAGGTCTCGCATGTAGTGCCGAGTTATAATAAGACTGGCCTCATCCCTAGCCCTAGCCCCAAACTCGTTGTAAGCAGCATATGCGAGGGCATAAACGATGCGGTCACGGTTCCTAGGACGGAACCGCACCCGCTCTGCGTTGCCCTCCTGGGCGGACGTGACCTGTCCGACCTGGAGTTCCTCCTCGATAACTTCAGCCAACTCTGGCTGAGCCTCTTGATCAAAATTGGAGATGAGGACTTCTGCCTCCAATTCTTTGCGAAAATTTAAGATGATGGGCGCTGCTTTGTAGACTACGAACGCACTGACTGCCAAAGCTAACAGACCAGGCGCGAAACGCTTGAATAGTTTAGTGTATGCCATCATCATTAAAAGTTAAAAGCCAGGCCGAGACTTTGTTTAACCAGAGGTATCAGGCGGGCTTTCTCTCTGACCGAATCAACGGGAAGTTGGTGGAGACAGGCCACCACTGCTGGTTGTCCGGGCCCGGCGATCTCGCGCTGCGGTGAGCATGATGAGGAGAAAACGAGCCTGAGAATGTGGTAAAAACCGCACCTCAACATCATTACACACAACATCAACACAGCAAGAACAGCGACAGGGGAAACCACAAGCTGGACCAGGTGCAAGTCCCAAAGCGGGACAAAAACACCAACAGCCACCCAACAGATACTCAGCAACGACTTCACAACACAGAGAACAACACACAGGTGAAATGCTAACTGGAAGAAGACGGCTGGGGGGCGGGAACAAAGTTCCGCCATTGTTGCTCCGTATGGACGACATGGTCACCGTGATCACACCCACAGAGAACCCGGGTCTGGAACCACCCACTACTTATCCTAATCTGAACACACGGACAACGCAAATCGTCAGTGAGACAGAGGAAACAATCGCAGGCACAATCGACTCCACACGGGCAAAGGGTGAAGTCGACGCCAGCTTGGGACATGCTGGCTAGCGGCGCAGAGGACACAGTCGTACGCGTTGAACTATGAGTTTTGAGGATAGTGTAAGTCTCTTGCT